CGCTTCTCTGAATGTGTGCAGAACCGAGACATTGCGAAAATATTCACGCCGACCGCATTGGAGGCCGCCATGGGCGCCATTCCGAAGGTTGACGGCCAGAAAGTCACGCGCCACGCGCCGACGTTCGACTGGACAACACTCCCCGCCGCCGGTCGACCAGGTCAACCGCCGAAACTTCCCACCGGCCTGAGGCCGTGGACGAAAGCCACGCGCGCCGCATGGGCTGACCTGTGGTCATCGCCGCAGGCGACGGCGTGGGATCAGACCGGGAGAACCCTTCACACTTGGGCCGCGCTGCATCACGATCTCGTGATGGACGAGCGGGCGACCGCCAGCATCTCCGCCGAGATGCGCCAGCACGAGGACCGCCACGGCCTGAACCCCGCCGCGCTGCTGCGTCTGCGCTGGCGCATTGTTGACATATCCGACGAGGGAACCATGAACGCACCGCAGCGCAGCTCCAGCTCGCAGAATCGTGGCCGCCTCGTCGCCATCAGGTGACCGGCTGGCGCGGGCCTACCGAAGACGCCGAGTATCCGACCCTCTTCGGGTTCATCGCCGACGAGCTAGAGCGGCTGCTGGTCGTGCCAGGTGGCCCGATGGCAGGCCAACCGCTCAAGCTCGCAGAGTGGCAGTGGCAGCTCGGCGCCGCTCTCTACCGGATCGACCCCGAGACCGGCCGCATGCCCGTGCGCCGAGCGGCGGCATCCATGCCGAAGGGCGTCGGTAAGTCGCCATTTCTCGGAGCGCTCGCTTTCGCCGAGTTATGCCTGCCGGTCGTCTTTGACGGCTGGAACGCTGCAGGCGAGCCGGTCGGGAGGCCTCGACCGTCGCCGTGGATTCAGATCGCCGCCGTCTCCGAGGATCAGACCGACAACTGCTATCAGCAGCTCTACGACATGCTGCGCGACTCGCCTGCCCTTGACGAGTACGGCGTGGATCTCGGCCGAACTCGCATCTTCCTGCGAGGACAGTCTGGCCGCATCGAGCCGGTAACCGCCTCAAGCGGTAGCCGTGAAGGTCAGCCGGTCACCTTCGCAGTGCTGGAAGAAACCCAATACTGGCGCCCCGGCAACGGCGGCGTGGACCTAGTCGCCACGATCCGGCGCAACCTCGCCAAGACCGACGGCCGCTCGGTCGAGATCACGAACGCCTACCGGCGCGGCGACGACTCGGTCGCCGAGGCCACGGCGAAGGCCGCCGAGAAAAAAGCCGCAGGCTTGCTCTACTCCGAGACTCGCGGCCCTTGGGTCGACGACCTCACCGATCGCCCGGTGCTCATGGACGCCCTGCGAGTCGCCTATGCCGACTGCCCCTGGGTCGACCTTGAGCGCATCGCCGAGGAATGCACCGACCCGTCGACTACTGACCAGGACGCTCGGCGCTACTTCCTCGGATGGCCGAGCGAGGCGCCCGAGGATTCATGGATCAGCCCCGGCCAGTGGGAGACGTGCCGAGTATCTGGCGCTCGGTTGTATGACGAACTCCCGACCTACGTCGGGATCGACGTCGCACTGAAGCACGACACCACCGCAGTGGTCGCCGTGCAGCGCCAGGGCGAGAGGCTCGTCTGCTCGGCCCGCATCTGGACCCCGACACCCGAGCAGGTGCTGGATCTCGCCGCCGTTGAGGAGCACATGCGAGCGCTCGCCGTGGCCTACCCACTCGCCGAGGTCATCTACGATCCGCGATTCTTTGAACGCTCGGCGCAGCTCCTCACCGAGGAGGGCCTGCCGATGGTCGAGATGCCGCAGAATAATCTTCGCATGGTGCCCGCCTGCGGCACCGCCTACCGGCTGATCGCCTCGGCGCAGGTCGCCCACGACGCCGACTCAACTTTCACCGATCAAGTGCTCGCCGCTGCGCAGGTCACCACCGACAACGGCTGGCGACTCAGTAAGGGCCGCAGCCGTCGAAAGATTGACGCCTGCATTGCCCTAGTGCTGGCCCTTGACCGTGCCACTACCCGACCCGCCCCGACTCGTGACATCACGTCATCAGTCTGGTGAGAGGAGCCACCGACATGGTGCAGCGCCGTTTCATCATCTCGACGCTGATCCAGCTTGTCGGCCTCGCTGCCGCTGCGGTCGGCATCGGCCTCATCTTCCTGCCCGCCGGTCTCATCGCCGCCGGTGCCTCGCTCGTCGTCGTCGGCTACGCCTCGGGCGTCGACCCGAGCGCCAAGGCTGACGCATGAGCCTGCTCGGTCGCCTCGGCCCCGAACGCCGCACCGCGTCGCTTGACGCCCTGCTCGGCGTCTTCGGGCAGCGCTACGGCAACCCGACAAACTCGGGCCAGACCGTCACGCCCGACTCAGCCATGCGGCACGCCACCGTTTGGGCCGCCGTGAACCTCATCAGCGACATGGTCTCTACGTTCCCGTGGGAAGCGTGGCGCGAAACAGACGGCGAACTGCAGCCCGCCCGCCCGCCGCAGATCCTCACCTCGCCCTCGGTCGTTGTCGGCTCGGTCGACTGGCGTCGGCAGATCATCGTCTCCTGGCTGCTGCGCGGTAACGCCTACTGCCTCGTGACCGAACGCGACGCCACCGGACGCGCCACGCGCATGGAGCCGATTCACCCCGACCTTGTGCAGGTCATGCGCATGACACCGCTCGGCCCGTTCCGATTCATGCTCATGGGCCAAGAGATGCCGCTCTACCCGCTCGGCGATCTCTGGCATGCGCCCGCCTACACCGTGCCCGGCTCACCGGTCGGCCTTTCGGCGATTGAGTTTGGTCGCCAGGCCATCGGCCTCGGCCTCGCCGCCGAGGAGTTCGGCGCCCGATTCTTCGGCGACGGCGCGCACCCGACCTCAATCATCTCAACCGACTCCGAAGTAACCAAGGAGCAGGCCGAGGTCATAAAGGAACGCATCCGCGAAGCGCTGCAGAATCGCCGAGACCCCGCCGTGCTCGGCCTCGGGCTGAAATGGCAGCAGGTGCAGATCAACCCCGAGGAGTCACAGTTTCTCGAAACGATCAAGGCGAACAGCCTCACGATCGCGAAGTTCTTCGGCCTCGCCTCAGCCGCCGAGCTAATCGGCGCCGAGTCCACCGCATCAATGACATATGCCAACGTTTCGCAGAAGTCGCTCAACCTGCTGACCTACGGCCTGCGCCCGTGGCTGCGCCGCCTTGAGGACATCTACGACGATCTAACCGTGCGCCCGATGCGCATCCGGGCGAAGGTTGACGACATGCTGCGAGTAGACCCGAAGACTCGCGTCGACATTCAGAGCGAGCAGATACGCGCCGGACTGCGCACGCAGAACGAACTCAGGCGAGAGGACAACCGCCCGCCAGTCGACGGCGGCGACCGTCTGCTCTGGCCGCCATACGGCACCAAGGAACTAGTAGCAGGCGAGGCAGACATCACGGCACCCGGTGCCGCTGGAGGAGCGCAGCCCAATGCGTAACGGACTCACACTGCCCGAGGTAGTGCTCGAACGTCTCAGCGTCGAGCAGCGCCAGTCAATCCTCGCCGACGCACCCGGACCCGGTAAGCGTGGCATGGTCGCCGTTGAGCGCCGCACGCGCCCGATGGAACTGCGAGCCGAGGCGGGCAACGATCCGCATCTCGTCGGCTACGCGATGACTTGGGGCGTGCCCTACGAGGTTGCAGGCGGTCCCGACGCTGGCGGCTTTACCGAAATTATCGAACGCGGCGCCGCCGATAAGTCGCTCGCCGAGCGCAGTGACGTGCGTTTTCTCGCAGACCATGAGGGCCTTGTACTCGCCCGCACGGCGTCCGGCACCCTCAAGCTCAGCACCGACGACGTCGGCCTGCTCTCCGATGCTTCGCTCGACCCTTCCTCACCGTATGCGCAGAGCGTCATCAGCGCAGTGCGTCGCGGTGACATGTCGCAGATGTCCCACAGCATGCGCGTCGTGAGACAAACGTGGGACAGCACCTACACCGAGCGCCGAATTCAGGAGGTCGCCATGTATGACACGAGCGTCGTAGGTTTCCCCGCTAACCCGGTCACCGCTATTGCCCTAGACCAGCGGGCAATCGACCCCGCAGCCGAGGCCGCAGAGGTTTCACTCGTCGACCAGATTCGCGTGCTGCTCGCTCAGCTCATCGCAGGCGAAGCCGCCGAGATGGCCGACGGCAACCCTGCCACGATGTCACTCTCCGAGCTGATCGCCATTGCCCGCCACCTTGACTACTGGCAGGAGTGCGACGACTACGAAGACTCCACCGGCACCGCCGAGATGGAAACCGAGACCGACCCGATGGTCGGGCGCTCAATGAGTCTCGCAACCGCACGCGCACAAGCCGAACGCCTGGCGCTCGGTCGCAAGTAACCCGAAACACCTCACGCCGGACGCCACGCCGCAGCTCGCGCCGCTCGCACAGACGAGCACCCGAGCCGCACCTGCCGACCACCTGAGCGCAACGCCAACCCACCCCCCCCTTCCCCAAGGAGACCCCCATGTCGGTCATCGACACGCTGCGCGCGCAACTCGCCGCAGCATACGAAGCTCGGGCCGCTAAGGCCGCCGAGCTTGACACCATCCTCGCCGCCCCCGAGGCCGAGGCTCGCGATCTCAACTCCGACGAGTCAATCGCATTCGCCGAAGCTCGCGACGCCGTCAAGGCCGCCGACTCCAGCATCGAGACCCTTGAGGCTCGCGTCGCTGAACTCGTCGCCATTGACGCCGCCCGCGCCAATCACGAAGCACGCGCCAAGGAACTCGCCCCGAACTCCGCCATCGTGCGCGTCGGTCGCGAAGAGCTGACCTACCGGGCAGACACCGCGCATTCGTTCTTGCGTGACGCCTACTCTGCCGAGGTTCGCGGCGACTACGCCGCCCGCCAGCGCATCGAGCGCCACATGGTCGAGATGGCTACCGAGCATCGCGCCAGCGATACCGGCGCATTCTCCGGCCTCGTGGTTCCGCAGTACCTCACCGACCAGGTGGCACCGCTCGCTCGTGCGGGCCGTCCGTTCGCTGACGCCGTTCGCCAGCTCCCGCTCCCCGCTGAAGGCCTCTCGGTCAACATCTCCCGAGTGACCACCGGCAGCACCGCTGCCTCGCAGGCCACTGAGAACTCGTCAGTCAGCAGCACCGACATGGACGACACACTGCTCACCGTTCCGGTGCGCACCATCTCCGGCCAGCAGGACGTCAGCCGTCAGGCCATCGAGCGCGGTACCGGCATCGATACCGTCGTCGTGCAGGACCTGCTCCAGGCATACGCGACGCAGCTTGACTCGCAGATCATCAGCGGCGCCGGAACATCCGGCACCCACACCGGCGTGCTCTCCGTCTCCGGCATCAACTCGGTCACCTACACCGACGCATCGCCGACGGCAGCGGAACTGTTCCCGAAGATCGCCGACGCCGTGCAGCGAGTGAACTCCAACCGCTACATGCCTGCCGACCTCATCGTCATGCACCCGCGCCGCTGGGCGTTCTTCCTGGCTGCAGTCGACGGCCAGAGCCGCCCGTTGGTGACGCCGAACGTCAACGGCCCAATGAACGCCTACGGCGTCGGCGGCAACGTCGGCGCGGGCATCGTCGGCTCGCTGCTCGGCATCCCTGTGCTGGTTGATGCCAACGTGCCGACCAACCTCGGCGCCTCAACCAATGAGGATCGGATCATCGTCTGCTACTCGCCCGACCTGTGCCTCTGGGAGCAGACCGGCTCACCGATGCAGCTTCGATTTGAGCAGACCCTCGGCGGTCAGCTCACGATCAAGCTCGTGGCCTTTGGCTACTCAGCGTTTACCGCTGGGAAATACCCCGCTGGCGTGAGTGTGGTGTCCGGAACCGGACTTGCCACACCGAGCTTCTGATAGCTCACCGCTGACCTAGTCAGCGCCACGGAGTAGAGAGCGACGGCGCAGCCCGTCTCCCACCGGCTAGATGCCCTTCCCCCTCGTCGGGGCGTCGCCATAGACGGCAGCGCGCCGTCGCTCTCTCCACCACCTACCGAAAGGAGTCCGCTATGGACTTTGACAAGCTCTCAGCAGCACAGTGCGACGCGCTCAATGGCGCCGAGCGTGAGGCGTGGTACGCCTGGCGCAACGGCGACACCGCACGTGCGACCGCAATCCTCAACGCCTACGGCATCGAGACCGCCGCAGCGCCACGTCCGGCGCGCCGCTCTGCCAAGACTGACGCCGCCGAGTCGTGACCGACTACGTCGCCGCCGCCACGCTCAAGGCGTACATGGGCCTCACCGTGACGGCGAACGACCCGCAGGTCGCCGCAGCGATCACCTCGGCCAGTCGTGAGATTGACGGCCACTGTCGCCGCCGGTTCTATGCCGACGCTGCGACAAGCACGCGCGTCTACCGTCGCTCCACCGAGCACACCGTCGCCATTGACGACGCAGTCGTTGGCACGATCTCGCTCGTCGAGCTGGACACCGGGCAAGATGGAACCTGGGCCTACGACCTCGGCGCCACCGAGTGGCTTGCCGAGCCGCTGAACGGCATTGGCGCTAACGGCATGGCGTGGCCGGTGACTCGTCTGCGCACCCTCGGCAGCCTCACCATTCCGAACGACATCACCTCGGCGCGGCCATGCGTGCGAGTGACTGCCCGCTGGGGCTGGCCCGCCATTCCCGAGCCGGTCACGCAGGCCGCACTCATCCTCGCCGCCGAGACCTACAAACTCCGAGAGGCGCCCTTCGGCGTTGCCGGTTTCGATCAGTACGGCGCGGTGCGAATCAAGAGCCTGCCGCAGGTCGAGCGCCTGCTGGCGCCGTTCACTCTTTATGAGACGTCACTCGCATGACCTCGCTCGCTGACATTCGCCAGGGCCTCGCTGCGAACCTGCAGGCGCTGCCCGGAGTTGAGGTGTACGAGCGCGAGGGCGGCCTAGCGAACGTGCCCTGCGCCGTCATCGTGACGCCGTCCATCGACTACCACCAGAGCTTCAGCAGCGCCGGACTTGTGCGCTACGAGTTCCGCATCATGGTGCTCGTGCAGTCGGCCGACTCAGAGCAGAGCGGCATCGACCTGGACACCTACGCCGACCCCGGCTCGCCCACATCAGTGCGCGCAGCGGTCGAATCCGATCGCACTCTCGGCGGCATCGCCGACGATCTCATCTGCACATCGTTTCGCCCGCTCTCCTCTGAAGAGGTCAGCGGCATCGGCTATTGGGGCGGCGAGTTCACCGTCACCGTCTACGCCCGACCATAGGAGTTCTGCGTGCCCATCCTTCGCGATTGCGTCATCTACTACGGCGGCGTAGACCTCACCGCCACCGCTAACGAGTTCAGCGTTGATTCATCGTTTGCCGATCTTGACGTGACCACGTTCGGCAGCTCTGGAAACCACGAACGCATCGCAGGCATTGAGGACGCCACCGCCAGCGTGATGACGTTCGGCGACCCGGCGATCGTTGAGCCTGCGCTCAGCACAAAGACCGGCACCGTTGAGCTGCTCACCGCCGTGCAGTTCCCGACCGGCGGCACCGCCACTGCTGGCGATCGCGTCTATGCGTTGCGCGGCCTGCTCACCTCAACAAAGCAGCCCCTCAAGGTCGGCGACGTTTCCAAGCTTGACGCCACAATGCCCGAAGCGCAGGCCGAGGGCCTGCTGGCCGGAACGCTTTTGGCCCCTAAGCAAACAGTCTCAGCGGGAACTCCGACTAGCGCGCTTTTCAATCTTGGGCCAGTGGCCGCCGGTCAAAGCGTCTATTTCGGCGTGCACGTCTTTTCAATAACCG